TAAAGCTATATTTGGTTATGGATGGGCAGCTTCTATTACCAATATTACAAATCTAGTATCAAACACCGGTATAGTAGCAACGGATACTACAGGTGTTGGTACTGCTAGGACTTACCTAGCAGCCGCAGGTTATTCATTAAGTTAAAAGAGTAAAAAATGGCAGAAACAAATATTACAGGCCCACTTTGGGGTTACGAACAACGAAGCAGAAGACTTGCTGGCTTGTGGCCGACTAGTTTTTATGTAGCACTTACCGGCACACAGAAAGCTATATTTGGATATGGATATGGTAATCCACCATTATCAATGACTAATCTAGTTAGTAATACAGGTGTTGTAGCTACTGATACTGCAGGAGTTGGTACTGCTAGATATGGACCAGCAGCCGCAGGTTATGGTAGTTCTGGCCAGGCCATTTTTGGATATGGAAGTACTGGTAGTAATACAGCGATAACTAATCTAGTATCAAACACAGGCGTTGTTGGTAATGATGTTACAGGTGTTGGTACTGCTAGATGGGGATTAGCAGCCGCAGGGTATGGCACAGATAAAGCTATATTTGGATATGGATATTCTAGTACTACTGTATCAATGACCAACAAAGTTTCAAACACTGGTGTTGTTGCTAGTGATACTGCTGGAGTAGGAACTGGTAGATATGGATTAGCAGCCGCAGGTTATGGTAGTACAGGACAAGCTATTTTTGGATATGGAGAAGGTCCTCCTGGTACATATCAATCAATAACCAATCTAGTATCAAACACTGGTGTAGTTGCTACTAATACCGCTGGTGTTGGTACTGCTAGACAAGGCCTTGCGGCTGCAGGTTATGGTGGTGATAAAGCCATATTTGGATATGGAGAAGGTCCTAATGGTACATTTAATTCAATAACCACCAAAGTATCAAACACAGGTGTAGTATCATCTGATACAGCAGGTGTTGGTACTCCTAGAACTCAATTAGCAGCCGCAGGTTATGGTGGTGATAAAGCTATATTTGGATATGGCATCAACCCATCAGGTGTTGGTGTTACAGCAATAACCAATCTAGTATCAAACACAGGTGTAGTATCATCTGATACAGCAGGTGTTGGTACTGCTAGATCCACATTAGCAGCCGCAGGATATTCGTTGACATAAAATTGTATAAACACAGGTGTAGTTGCCACAGATACCGCAGGCGTAGGAACTGCTAGGTACTCACCAGCAGGCGCAAGCTACGGTTCTTAAAAGAGTTGAATACATTCACTATAAAGGAAAAATAAAATGATAGACTTAGAAAACATGCCTGCTCCAACAGCAGAGCAAATTGCAGAAGCAAGAGAAAATGCATTTAATGCAACACATCCAGCATCATGGACATGGGATGAAGAACTAGTATCATATGTTGCACCCGTAGCTATTCCAACTGATGGTTATCCATACTTGTGGGATGAAGCTACAACTAATTGGGTACCATTTCCAGATTATCCTAGAGGTTAATTTTTAACACATAAATATACCTCATAAGTTAAGAATATAAAAAATGGCTGCACCTTCAACAAGAACAGAATTTAAAGACTATTGTCTGCGTAGACTAGGGTTTCCCGTTATTCAAATTAACGTGGATGATGACCAAGTTGACGACCGTATTGATGATGCTTTACAGTTTTTCCACGACTATCATTTTGATGGTGTTGAAAAGATTTACATGAAGCACAGAATTACACAAGATGATATTGACCGTAAATTCATTTACTGTCCTGATCCAGTTATTTTTGTAACTAAAATATTTCCGTTTGATGATTCCAATTCATCAATCAATATGTTTGACCTTCGTTATCAATTGCGTCTACATGATTTGTATGACTTCACATCGGTATCTTATGTGTCATATGAAATCACTATGCAACACATCACAACACTAAACATGTTGTTCTCTGGTTACCCACAACACCGATTCAATCGTCATCAAAACAAAATCTTTTTAGACATTGATTGGTCACGTGATGCGACTTTAGGTGAATATGTGGTTATTGAATGTTATCGTAAGTTAGCGCCAGATACAGTGATACTAACAGGCACAGTTACGGCAACAAACACATCAAACGTAATGACTGGAACAGGTACAACATTCGACCAACAAATTCTTGAAGGTGATATCATTACAGTTGGTGGCCAAGATGTACAAGTTAATCGCATCATTTCACCAACACAAGCATATCTAACCACAAACTTAACGACAAGTGTGACTGATGCGACAGCCACAAAGACTGGTGTGTCTGATGTTTGGGATGATAGATTTTTAAAACAGTATGCCACGGCGTTGATTAAATACCAGTGGGGTACTAACTTGTCAAAATTTGCTGGTGTACAGATGCCAGGTGGAGTCACGTTAGATGGTCCTCGAATTATGGCTGAAGCACAAGTAGAAATCGATAAGATTGAAACTGAGATGCAAGCTTATAACGTTCTACCTCCAGAAATTTTGACTGGTTAATGAATGCCTACAAATTTTTACTTTCAACCATTTCCAACAGGAATTACCCAAGAACAACTACTTGTTGAAGACTTGGTGATTGAGGCCATGCAACAGTATGGTATGGACGTGTTTTACCTACCACGTTCTAGTGCAGACCCTAATGGTCCTGACACATTGTATGGTGAAGATACACTCAAACAATATAGAGTTGCATTTCCAATTGAAGTATATTTGGAGAATGTTACTGGTATGGATGGTGAACAAGATTTCATCTCTAAATTTGGACTTGAGATTCGAGATGAATTAACATTACTAATTTCTCGCCGCAGATTTAAGTATGCCTCAGGTGCCACAAACTATAGTATACCTAGACTTGGTGACTTAGTTATTAACTCTGGACCAAAACGACCAATGGAAGGTGATTTAATTTACATTCCATTGATGCAAAACTTTTTTGAAGTAACTTTTGTTGAACATGAAAATGACCAAGCAATGTTTTATACATTAGGTCGTGGACGTGGTGGTAATGTTTATGTTTATGCACTGAAACTTAAACAATTTGTATTATCTGATGAGTTGATTCAAACTGGTCACACAGAGATAGATGAACAAGCATTTGATTCATACAAGAGAACACGTTTGGATGTACCTATCAATGGCACAGGCAAATTTACAGTTGGTGAATTTGTTTATCAAGGCAATTCTTTGGCAACTGCCAATGCGGTGGCCACGGTGCATACAACAGTTCCTGGTAGACACTTAGATGTGGTTAATGTCAAGGGTCAGTTTACAGTTGGTGTAACTATTGTTGGTGCAACAAGTGGTGCAACATGGGCATTAGAAACTGCAGCTGACGATATGCCAACTGACAGTGTATTTGAAGATGTTGCCGATAATAATATTATTCAAGATGAAGCTGGCGACATACTCGACTTCACTGAACACAACCCATTTGGTGAACCTTAATGTTAGGTAATGCACATTTCTATAACAGAACCATACGAAAAGTTGTCGTTGGTTTTGGCACACTATTTAACGACATTCAGTTGATTCGTTACACCAGAGATATGGCAACAGAGGTCGAAAGATTTAAAGTGCCTCTGTCTTATGGTGCCAAAGAAAAATACTTAACTCGTTTGGCTTCCGATCCAGACCTAACAAAATCTATTGCAATAACTGTACCTAGAATCTCATTTGATATGGTAGGTATGTCATATGATTCTAGTCGCAAAGGTGTTACAACCAACCGAAATTTCTCTCTTGGTACAAATAACAGTTCATTGAAGTCACAATACGGACCAATACCATATAACTTTGATTTTAACTTATCAGTATATGTTCGTAATACAGAAGATGGTGCTCAGATTATGGAACAAATACTTCCATTCTTTACACCAGATTTTACTGTAACGATGGATTTTATTCCTGGTATGGATCAAAAGTATGACATGCCAATCATATTAAATTCTGTTTCTACGACTACAGACTATGAAGGTGACATGATGAGTACCCGTTTGATTCTATGGGACTTGACATTCACTGCCAAAGCATTCATCTGGCCACCAGTTAAAACAAGTGAGATGATTACTACATCTACTGCAAACACATATTTGAATTTTGCCAACTCTGCAAATGGTGACATTATCACATCAAATACATTCACACAAAATTCAATTATATCTTCTGTGCAAACTAGGCCAAATCCAAACACTGCTGGTCCAGATGATGAATATGGATTTGCAGAAACATTTACATCATTTGGTTCTATATATGAACCTCAAGTTATTTTTACTACTTCAGATACTACTTTGGTATTTACTGACTCAACATTAATTAAAACGGATAAACTATAATGACACAACAAACAATTGATATAGGAACAGGACCAAATACTGGCACAGGTGATCCTCTGCGAACGGCTTTCACCAAACTCAATGAAAATTTTACAGAAGTTTATAACACAACTAACTCTAATTATACGAGTGCTGTTACTGGATTATCTGTAACAGCTTCTGGATCAAGTGCTTATCTAATCGATCAATATTCAGGAAACAATCCTACAGTGTATGTTTCTGGTGGTGAAACCATAGCATTTGTTTTAAATAATTTGGATGGTCATCCGTTTATGATACGGACTGAATCAGGTGGTTCTAGTTTCAATATAGGACTAACACACATTAGCAATACTGGTACAGTCTCAACAAGTTCTAACGCACAAGCTCAGATAAACGGCACTCTTTATTGGAAAGTTCCTTTTAGTCTAGTAGGTTCAACTTATGTCTACCAATGCCAAAACCATGCCGGTATGGTTGGTAATGTTGTTATTCAGCAGCCTGCTTCTTTTGTTGCAGCTAATGCGGCATTAGCTCTAACTCAAACACAAGCAGCATTTAATAAAGCAAATACAACAAGTAATACAACCATTACTATAACAAGCCTAAAAAGTTTAGCTGCAAACAGTGCAACTTATGCTGATTTTCAAACCGCAATTGCAAATTTATAAACATTTAAAATAAATTATGAAAAAAATGGATGAAAATCTTTCTCAATTATTGGAGATTGAACCATTGGAATCTGCTGGTCAGTTAGTACACACTGACTTAACACCAGATATTGCCGATGATGCTGAGTTTGCTCGGCAGAATATACGTGAGATGATTACCAAAGGTAACTCTGCAATGGACACTTTGATACACGTTGCTAAAGACACTCATCACCCAAGAGCATTCGAGGTTGTGGCCACAATGCTTAAGAATATGTCTGACCTAAATAAAGACCTAATGGAAATTCAAAAACGCAAAAAAGATTTAGCACCAAAATCCATGAGTGATAAATCAATGAATATAGATAAGGCTGTGTTTGTTGGTTCAACCACAGAATTGGTAAAGTTTTTAAAGTCAAATAAAGAGAAATAATATGGAACAATTAATTCAACAATTGAAAGTTATACTAGGCACAAACTTTGCCTTGTATTTTAAGACACACGGATTCCACTGGAATGTAGAAGGTGTAAACTTCCAACAGTACCACGATTTCTTTGCTGAGTTATATACATCAATATTTAATAATACTGATTTAATTGCCGAAAAGATTCGCATGTTGGATGCGTATGCACCAGGTTCGTTATTGAGAATGTTAGAGTTGGCAGACGTAGAAGAATCAGCAATCATTCCTTCTCCAATTTCTATGATGGCAGAATTGAAGAGAGATAACGATAGAATGATGGTTCATCTCCGTGCAGGTATTGTTGCTGCTGATCAAGCAGGAGAACCAGCTATTGGTAATTTCTTGCAAGACTTGTTAGACCAACACCAAAAACATGCATGGATGTTAAGAAGTTTTATTAAATAATGATTGACGCAGGTGGTTACCTCGGCAATGCAAACTTAAAACGAACTGGTGTAGAGTTATCTTACACCGAAGAACAAGTTGCCGAGATTATAAAATGTACTGAAGATCCAGTTTACTTCATTAAGTCATACGTTAAAATTGTTAACGTTGACCATGGCCTTGTGCCTTTCAAAATGTGGCCATTCCAAGAGGACATGGTACGAACATTCCATGAAAATCGATTCTGTATTGCAAAGATGCCTCGTCAGGTTGGTAAAACAACTACGACTGTGGGTTTCATGTTGTGGTCTATTCTATTTCAAGACGATTACAGTATTGCCATTTTGGCCAACAAAGGTTCACTTGCACGTGAAATTTTAGGTCGTGTTCAGTATGCATATGAATACTTACCACTTTGGTTGCAACAAGGCATCATTACTTGGAACAAAGGTAATATTGAGTTGGAAAACAAATCAAAGATTGCGGCCTTTGCAACATCGGCATCTGGTGTTCGAGGTGGTTCATACAACTTGATCTTCTTGGACGAATTTGCGTTCGTTCCAAAGAATATGGCTGACGAATTCTTTACGTCAACCTATCCTGTTATCTCATCTGGTAAAACTACCAAAGTTATTATTGTTTCTACCCCATATGGACTAAACCACTTCTATAAGATGTGGGTTGATGCAACAGAGAAACGTTCGACCTATAAACCATTGGAGGTTCATTGGTCACAAGTGCCAGGAC